AAAGACAATGGCTTTGATGACTTAATGCATTTTGAATTGATTGATGAGTAGGGCGTGAATGATGGGATTATTCAGCAAGATATTTGGTACCGATTCCGCCATCAAAGCAGGCATTGATTTAATCGCCAATACTGGCGACGCATTGGTGTTTACCGATGAGGAGAAGTCGAAACAACACATTATGTTACTCAAAGCGTATGAGCCTTTTAAGTTGATACAACGGTTCATCGTGATGGTCTTTTGTGTGCCTTACATTGGGCTGCATACCATTGTGATCATCGGGTGTATTTTTGGTGCGGATTGGGGGGCGATTAGCGCCATGATAAATGATGCGTTTGGCTATCCAGTGCTTGCAGCTGTGGCGTTGTATCTTGGCGGTGGGGCAATTCCAAAACGTAAAAGTTGAATGTATTAGGTCAACCAATCGTATGTTAATTCTGACACTTTAAATTTTGTGTTCGTATCTGATATCACTCTTTAGATTCGGAAAAATAAAGAGTGATATCATTTAGTTAAACGTTATTTTTATACTGCTGTTAGGTTACATTCTTTACAAGACACTTTCATATCCTGAAGTTCTTTGTAAGCGGCATTATATTGTTCTTGCATCATTTTTAGACAACCTATACGTGCGCTTAGTTGTTCACTAAGTTTTTCGTTTTCTAATGGTACGTCTATGATTTGCTTTCCTAGAGCGGTGATCATACTTGTCATAGTAGTATTAAATGCTTCAACTTGACTTTCAAGTTCAAGGATATGCTCTACTTGAGCTTCTTGTTTTGCAAGCTCCATATTGAAGCAAAGTTCGTATGAGAAATAGTAATTGTAAACAGAGCTAGATGTTAAAAACTTAGATGTATCATTTTTTGCTGAGACCGCATAACAGAACATTCGAAGTCCGATACCTACAGATTGGGATTTTGTCTGATAGGTGAATGTATTTGATTCTTCATAAGTAAGAGAGTTTAGAATATTACTGATCACTTCTCCTGCAATGAGTAGGTAAGTGGCTTGGGATTTTGCAAGCATACTAGTTACATTTGTAATTTTGGCTAGTTGGTTATCGGCTTTTTCTTGTTCAGCCTTATCTCCGGTGGCTTTAGTACCATCACTATCAATAGAGCCGGTATTACCTGTAAATACATCAACGATCCCTTTAACAAGATTACCGATTACAGAAAGGTCTGTCTTTTCTTCGCAGCTATAATGGTAACTTTCACCTTGTCCTAGTGATAGCGTGTCATTAGGGTTTACAGACTTGAAGGCAACGTCTTTCATTTCTTGGATCTGCTGTTTCGCATTTGCGGTATATTTATCTTGAATATCTTTTGTTTGCTTAGCAATATAGTCATTAAATTTTTCTTGTTTTTCTTGATAAGAATTACTTGAACTCATTTTTTATCTCCGATAAATGATTGATGTTTTAGTCATACTTGACGCAATAAGGATTGGATAATAAATGAACGAATTCCATGTCAATGCCCTCTGTCTTATAAATTATGCGAACGATTTCATATGAAAATGATAATTATTGAAACTAATAAAATGATCAATAGTGGTATGAATGGCCAATGGTGGGTTTGTACTCTATCGTTATTATCGGGTGTATTTTTGGTGCGGCAATTCCAAAACGTAAAAACTGATTTCTGTGAGCAGGTAACGATTGGGGATGATTTAGTTATTTCACCTATTATTTTAGTAAAAACGCATCTTATTTTTAATTTATTCTCGCAAAGGGATTTAAAGTTAAGTTAGGGATAAGATGAAAGTCTGGGATGAGAAAGTAGAAAAATTTGTTGAATCGGTTGATGAAGATGCCCCTAAGTTTGTTCGGGCGCATTATCCATGGAATGAAGAGATCGCAAGAGAAGCGAAAGTCGATGTCCCTCACTATGAAGTAGTGAAAGAGATATTAGCAAAGACGGCGGCTTTTGAGTATTCAATTGAAATTGCGTGTACGAAAGATGAATTAAACACGTATCAAGTGGGTGTGTTCTCTTTAGGGAAAACCAAAGAAGAAGCAAACATTTCATCATGGAATAAAACACAAACAGATAAAGGGTTTACGTTGCTTACAGCGAGCGTAAATGTGAATGAGCCAAAAACACTCAATCGAGAGTTTTTTATCTCAAGTGGGACTGCATTGTCATTTGATGATGTGCAACCAGTAGAGCAAGGCGCAGGAACCCATATAGAGTCCTTTATTCCTGTAAAGCCTGCGGTTCAAGTGGGTGAGCGTCTTGGTTGGCCAACCGAGGGGTACTTTTATCATTTTGTTGACGATGCACTGACTCACGAATATAAATTAATGGGTGAGGGTAAGTGGGCATTCCAAGTCACCCGAACGACTGAAGATAGTCTAACTGATGAGTTAGTCTCTGATCATCAATACAGCTTTATTTTACTTCCTTGGAAAATCAAAGTGAGATTGTTGAAACAAGAAAAGAAAAAGCGGCCGAGCGAGAAAAAGTAAGTAACGATGATCTCGTCTATGTCATTCAATCAGGCGACACATTATCAGGTATCGCAGAGAAAAAAGGATTAACACTCTCGCAATTGGTAGAGTTAAATCCACAATATAAAGGGCAAGAAGATCATATTAAAATTGGTGATAATTTGATTTTAGAAGTGGGGACAGAAAGAAAAACCTTACAACCAGTTGATGTCACCAAAGAGAAAACGGTCTTTTCATGGGAGAACCTATGGAGTGATCCTCAATCCCCAACCATACACCCAGTGGTTGCAACACTTCATAAACTGGACTCAATCCCTAAGAATACGCCAGTCATAAACGTGAGAGCTAAAAAGCATGGTATAAACCCTAAAAATATGTATTGGCCAGCGTATGACTTTACGAAAGAGGGTGATAATAGATATTTTGATGAAGTGGAATATGTTGATGAAATCACAACATTAGCGGCATTATCTAAAGAAGAATTTGATGAGTTATTTACTAATATCTCTCATCTAATCGCCCTTAAAGATTTTGTTGTCGGTATGTACCCAACGATAAAAGATAAACTTGATTTTTTAATTAAAAACACTTCAATGACTGGTGTTGTTCGTATCGTGGATGGGCAAGAATCTGTTATCCTTAATCATATTAAAGCTTACTTTCCTATTTTAGAAAAAGGAACATTATTTTCTGCATCAAATCCACAAATTATTAAATGGGCACTTGGTTCTACGGCAGTGAAAGGCGCAAGTACGTACTTAACGTTAAGTGCACCGACTGAAATTATTGTGGGTTCAGCATTAAACGTTGTTAACTATCTGGTTAATGATGAGCAGACATTAAGAGAGTTAAAAATTGCACAATGGCAAATTGTCGTGAGGTTGATTGCAGCTACTGGTACTGTTTTTGTCGCTGGAGTTATGGCTCCTTACCTAGTAACAAGTGCTGCTATAGGTGTTACCTTTACTCTTGTATCGATGAGTATATATGCATTGGATAACGCAAAACCAGATCCGTATGATCAGGGGAAAACATTTAGTAGGGATTTTATTGAACATTATATACCAGAGGAATTATTAAGTGATTAAGCTTATTTTTCAGTTGATTGGAACTGTCATTTTATCATGCGGTGTTTTTTACGGTTTGTGGATATTGTCATATTCTCATTTATTTGGCAGCGATAAGGGGAGCTGGATTATGAGCTTTCGTTATGGAATGTTAGCAATCATAGGTATGCACGTTTTTTTAGGTTTAATGTGTAGCCAATCATTTGAACATATAAATAACTGGCTTAAGTATAAAAAATTTAATCGGATTTATTCTCTTTCCTCTTCAGATAAAAAAGCGATGTTTATTGCTGGTATTATAGGTACGGCACCATATTTTATTAATAATTATTACATTGAAAAATACGATTTTATCCAATGTGAGAGTGATTTGTTTATTGATCGTGATGACTTTTACTTTGGTCGTTACGTTAGCTCGGTAGAGCAATGTCCAATCAAGTTAGAAGCGAATAAGAAAAAATAATTTCATAACAAAACCGAGTCCGAGAACTCGGTTTTATTTTATGCGGCCACCGTATCCAAACTCTCATACTCTTTAATGCTCACCACTTCCATTCCTGCAAAATCATTCAGCTCACACACCGCTTCTAAAATAGGAATAAGTTCATTCTTGTAAAAGATGCGATCGACTTTATTTAAGTCACTGCTTGAGTTAAATCCCTCACGAACCACGCTCATTAAATCCAATGGAATACGATGACTCGATAACACATCATTGGTTGTCATGTTCTTTATGTCTTTGAATGCATCTTTTGCTTCTACTTGGCCAATAGGGGTTAGCTCTGGTGGCTTACCATCTTTGCCTTTGCCATTAATGAATAAATTTTTGAATGCGCCTAACCCTGCCTGTTTCTTTAACTTATCTTTGATGTCGTCTTCTTGAGTTTCCGTTAGGTTCGGGTCATTCATGTAAAGCAAATAACCCGCATGAGAGCCGTTGTTGTAATAGCGACGACGAAACAACGTGGCGTCTTCGTTCAACCAGATTGAACTCAATGCACCAATGTATTGCGGTAAACCATAAATCTCTTGGCAGACATCGTATTCAGACAAATGAAACACTTGCCCTTGAGCGTAATCAATCCGCCCATCATTGTTGAACTCGTTTGGCTTGTAGGTGTAGGTGTCTATTTTCTCCCTACGGCGCATGAAAAGTGCAGGCAAATGCTTGTACTTAACGATGTGCCCAAAGGCATTACGAACCTCCAATAAATACCCATTCCCAAACATTAAAAAGTCATACAAAAAACGATTTAAGTCACGGCGTGATAATGTCTTGGATAATTTAGTAATGCTTGAGGCCATACGGCTTTTTGCATACAGGGCAGAGCCGTGCATCGAGTTAGCGCGTGCAACTTTCGCAAAGAGATCTAATGGGATGGGCGGCTCATACAATCCATCCATTAAGGCGACTTCCATGTAACTTAGAAGGTCGCTGTTCATTACGGTTTCTGGGGTGTGAAATTCTATCAAGGTAGCCTCGCTTATAAGAAGGAAACAGTGGTTGAGTCGTCTCGTAAAATATCGATAGGCTCCCAATGTAAAACATGCATTGCAGCCCACGCTAAATCCGCATGAGAGCCGATTTTATTGCGCGCTGAAATAAAGGTAATTTGGTTACTTTTGGCGGTGGTGTGTTGGCGTATCATTAAAAATGAATGCACCACATCGTCCCACTCATGATCAAATTGAAGTCGGCCAGCGTTAATAATTTCACGGGCTTTGTACGCCATCATGCGTTTCATCTCTGGCGAATAATCCAGAACAGTGAGTCCTGGATAAAACTTTCTGACAAGTTCGGCAACCGCCGAGCCGACACCGCCCACATCAATGGCCAAATAGACCACATTGTATTTTTTGCAGATGCCTTCAATGGCGTTGGCTTGGTCTTCATAACTTGAGCCTTTAAGACGAACGCGCTCGATGAAGCGAAACACGCCGCCTTTTCTGACAGGTTTTAGGGCAACAACCAGACCTGCATCGTCCGAGCCTTCGCCTTGCCCGCCACCTCTTGGATCGTAACCGACCAACACTTCACGACGAGCAACAGGGTTAATCGCATCAAATTCAACGTCCCTCCATTCTGAGGTATCGGTTTTACAGGCAAGCAGGGCTTTGATGCTAAAGAACGAGGACGCATCATCCAAAAACACACAACGAAGCAAGTTATCAAACACGGATTTATCTGGAAACTTACGACGCAGTTTGTCCATGTTGAAAAAGTTCGCGCCACCCTCAATCGCATCATCCACGGTAATGATTTGACGATAAATACCATCACAACCCATTGCGCCATTTTTTAAGGCTTTATGGCTGATGTCGATATTGAGCTCTTTTGTGCCTGACCATTTTGGATAGGCTTCATGAGCGGTAGTCGATGGGGTCGATAAATAGGTGGTTCGGTACTGCGCCTGAATGGACACGCCACCAATGAAATTATCTAAATCCTGAAACTTAGGCAGCCAGAACACTTCATCAATATACAGATGGCCGTTAAAGCCTTGGCCTGTTCGGGCATTGGTTGATAAGAATCCAAGACTCGCGCCATTGCTCAACCAAATGTCGTCTTTGCCTTTTAATTCAACATCCCCAATCTCAAGCGCAAAACGGCGAATGTAGTTTTTAAAGATTTCACTTTGTTTGCGAGAGGCAGATAAGAATATCTGGTTGTCGCCATTTAATACCGCATCTTCAAACGCCTCAAACGCAAAGTAAAACGTTAAGCCGATTTGACGCGATTTGAGATAGAACCGAATCTCATTAATGTCGTCATTATTTTTATGTGCATGAATATTCTTCTGATAACTAAAGAACGTTTTCTCTCGATAGTCGGCGAGCATTTCTGCGGTAATGCCTGAAATGTCATTCTTGGTTTTATTGTTGGGCCTGCCACGTTTCTCTTCTGAATACCCGTCGCTATTTTTGGGTTTGTTTTTACGTCGCTCCACGGCATCGCGTTTGTGTTTTTGAGTGAGCAACATCTCCAGCTCGTTGAGCTGTGTTTCGTGCTTTTGGTCAATCCACAATAAATAGGCAATGCGTTGGCGAAGCATCAATTCAACGGGCGCATCGTCGCGCATCGTTTTCCAATTAAATTTGGCTATCCATTGTTGAATGGTTCGCGGTGCAAGGGTTAATGCCTCCGCAATTTCAGCGACTTTGTACTGGCGTAAGTAATACCCCAACGCGTGAGTTTGCGTTTGGGTATACATCGGTTTTTCAGGTGGCGTCGGTGAGTTCATTTTCATCACTACAGTGTGCAATAACAAAAGTGAACACTCAGCAAGTCACATTCCTATATCCCTTATCTAGAAACGAGATGAATACAAAAAGAGGCGAGCTTTGGGTAAATTAAACTAAGAAATTACAGGAGATAACGGCATGTTTCATTCAGAGCCTATTTGTATTTTAAGCGCAGGAAAAACCGTGGATGGTCGGGACATTAGCCAACAGGTTATTGATGACATCGCAGAGACGTACAACCCAGAAGTCTATAACGCTCGCATCAATGAAGAGCATTGGTCGTGGAGTGAAAAATTTGGCTCGGTGCTTTCTGTTGAAAAACGCGCAGATAAATTGTTTGCAGTACTCAAACCTAACTCGCGTCTGTTAAATACCATTGAAAAGGGGCAATTGCTGCACACCTCTTGTGAGTATATTGAAAACTTTTCTGATAGTGGCAAAGCGTATCTCACGGGGCTTGCCTTAACGGACGAACCCGCCTCATTAGGCACAACGGAAATTCATTTATCTACCAAGACAAAAGATGAAGGGAAAATCTATTTGAGTAGTGGGGCTACCATAGGAAAAGAACTACTGGAGGGCGAAGAGCCAACCAAGCCAGAGGATATAAAACTCTTGGCGCGTTTTAAACAGTGGTTGTGCTCGAATAACGAGCCGACCGAAATAATTGAAGTAGAAGAGGACGTGGAAATGAGTCAAGAAATTAAAGAATTGTTGCAAGCACAAACGGGATTAATCACGGCACTGTCAGCGCAAGTGATTAGTTTGAATGCCACGGTAAAAGAAGCCTTGCCTCAAGCGCCTGAAGAAACGGTACCGGAAACTAACACCGATGAAACTGAGCTCTCAACTAAGTTTGAAGCGCTCTCTACCAAGTTCGATGCGATGGTGACGACACTCAGCAAAATCACCGATGAAAACCCTCGTCAATTAGCGGGTGAAGGTGGCGAAGACGAGTACCTATAAGTAACAGGTTCTTTCGCTTCTTCTTCTCATTTTAATGTCTTTATTTTATTAGGTTTACTTATGCAAGAAAAAACAAAACTGGCGGTTGAGAAATACAAGAAAGCCGTTGGAGTTAGTAACTCCGTGTCTGATGTGACAGAAAAGTTCAGCGTCACCCCTGTGGGTACACAGAAAATTATCGCGCAAATTCGTGAAAGCAATTGGTTCCTTGGCAAGATAAACATCGTGCCTGTGATTAACCAAAAAGGGGAATCCATTGGTTTGGGTGTCACTGGCATGATTGCCAGTCGTACCAATACCAAAGGGGACGGTGAGCGTAAAACCAAAGCGGTGTACGACATGGAAGCCATGCCGTACCTGTGTGAGAAAGTCGATTTTGATTCGCACATTCGTTATGAGCAATTGGATGCGTTCGCGCACTTAAAAAACTTCAATAAACTGATTAACTCACAAACCCGTGAGCAAATTGATGCCAATAAAATCACCATTGGCTTTTATGGTGAATCGTGCGAGCCAGATACGAATGCCGCCACAAACCCCAATGGCGAAGATGTGTGTGAAGGGTGGTTTCAGGCCATTCGAACTCATAACGCGGATGCGATGCTAGTCGAAGGCGCAACTACGGGTGAGATCCGCATCGGTGAAGGACAAGCTTTGGCAGCTGATGGTTCAGGTGAAGGGCTTGGTGATTTCATCAATCTTGATTTGGCCGTAATGAACGTTAAAGGCTTATTGGGCGATGCCTGTGCGAATGCCTCAGATTTAGTCGCCATCATTGGCAGTGATTTACTCTCTTATGATAAGGCACGTTTTTACGCCGCACACGGCAATACCCCAAGTGAGAAATCACACATTGAAGACAAGCAAGTGATTGGCACGTATGGCGGCTTACCTGCGTTTTCTGTGCCATCGTTCCCACCAACGGGCATTTTGGTGACAAGCTTTAAGAACTTGTCGATTTACATCCAGAAAGATTCCATTCGTCGCACGGTCGCGATTAAGAACGACAAAAAAGACCAACTGGAAAACTTCGAATCCATGAACATGGCGTATGTGATTGAGCAATTACAAAAAGCGGCGGCGATTGAATTTGCCAATGTGAAGTTATGGATTAATGGTGCGTGGGTGTAACCCCACTTTAACGAGCAACCCCCCATGCAGGCTTTCGCTGTGTTATCAAAGAGCATTAGGTCTTTGCTATTCACTGTCGCGATAAGCCTGCACCTAACGAGGTGTGTATGGAATTTGTCGGAAATAAAGACGAAGAATACGAGTCAGTCTTGCCAGCAACCACGCATTATCCAGAGCTTGCCATTGCAGAGTTTCAGCGTGTGTTCCATTTTTTAAGCAATGAAACAGAGGCCGGAATTTTACACCATGCCACGGTCGCAAGAGCGGTGGTCAATCAAGAATTACTGGCAACCGTGACGCCGTTTGTCACGCTCGATGCCCTGTCATTGGATCGCTTTGATGAAATCCAAACAGGCACAACACTATACAAACAAGCGGTTTTTGGATTAACGGCCAACTATCTGGTTGAGAACCAATTGAGCATGAACGCCACGGTGGAAGCGGCGGAAAGGCAAGAGGCCATTCAAGCCAAAGCCGACAACAGTTTGGTGCAATATCGCCGTGCGATTGATTTATTACTCAATGGCGTTGAAACCTATCGATTCGAGGTGGTGTGATGCAAGCTTTACAAAGTTTAACTGAGTTATTTTCCCATCATGTGACGGACGCGAAAAGTTTGGATGTGTGGGCGGAAGATGGCGAGCTGCTTTGTACTCAAGGTGTTCTGGTCGATGGGTTTGAAATTGCCTACACCGTCAACATCAACATGACGGCGGTCGATGTAAAGCCTCACATTCTTATGATGCATCTGGTGAGTTGGTTAAATAAATACGATGTGCAACGTGACGAGAAAGGCTTGCCGCCACCCTCATTCGCCACTGAATTATTAGATAAAGGCTTGTGCGACATTAAGTTGAAAGTCGATATTCAAGAGTCATATTCATTGAATGAAAACGCGCAAGGCAATTGGAAGCAGGAGGACACGAGATACGAATGCGTGAGTGAGTTTGCAAAGGCCGCAATAGAGACCGAGTTGCCGCCATTACTCTTTATTGGAGGCAATGAAGGAGACTTTCCATCATGCAGCTAACCAAGCCTGAGCAGTTAACCCATGCCATTAACAGCTTGATACTGACTGAGCCTGAAAGGTTTGATTTACACCGACGATTAGCCAATCGCTCACGGCAGTACTTTCGAGAGCAAATACGAAAACAGCGTGACATTGATGGCAGCAGTTACCAGAAACGCGCACGAAGAAAGATAACGCTAGACAGTAAAACCCATAAAGCCAAAGACAACAAAAATATGTTACTTGGCTTTGGTCGAGCCTTGAAAACGCAAGTGAATGACAAAGGCTTTGAAGTTGGCCTGACTGGAGTAACTGGCAACATGGCGCGCGTACATAACGAAGGGCAAGGCGTGTCGTTCACGACAAGAGTTAACGGTTACTACAACAGCAAAGTCGGTCAATGGCAGGGCGGCACGAAAGTAAAAGACAATTATCGAATGACCAAACGAACGTTCATTGGTTGGACTCCTGCTCTTGAGCGAGAGCTGCTTGCCATGGTAGCGAACAATTTCTTATCAGGTGTGGAGAGTTAAATGCGAAACATTAAAGTTAAACCTAAAAAAGGGTTACTCGTTCGTGATCCTATTACTCGACAGCCTTTAGATGAAAAAGGCGAAATCAAACAACGCAATGCTTATTGGTTGCGTCGAAAACTAGAAGGTTCAGTGGTTATTACTGAGCTAAAAGAGAAAAAGGAGACTCAATCATGAGCATTAGTTTCTCAGAAGTACCGAACAATGCTCGCGTACCGGGCGTTTATATTGAAATCGACAACAGTCTGGCCAACAGTGCCGAGGCGCAACAGCGTGTACTTATCATAGGCAACGCCATTGCAGATGCAAAAACACCACCCAACACCGTGGTGCTGTGCATGAATGAAGACTCAGCGCGTGAGCTGTTTGGTGAGTCAGACATTACCAATATGCTGAAATACTTTACCAAGCAAAATGAAACCTTACCAATTTACGCAGTGAGTGTGGAAAGTGCCGACACCATGAGCGCATTGGCGGCATTAGGGGACACCCAATATCACCATATTGTCTGCTCATTAAATGATGAAACCACCGTTCGTGAATTGGGCGAGTTTTTGGATGCACGCTATAAAGCTTTAGAAATGATCCCCGCCATTGCCTACTTACCAAAACAGGGAACGCACGCAGAGCTTGTGACCTTTGGGGCGAGTTCGAACTGTCCATTGATTAGCTTTGTGTCCATCAATAAATTGGGTACCTCAAGCAATGAGCCATTAACGGATGCAGAAGCGGTCGCAGCATGGGCAGGACAAATTGCGCCATCACTGGCAAACGATCCATGTCGTCCACTGCAAACCTTAAAAATGAGCGGCGTGTATTCCATTGCGGACAGCGAGTTTGATTGGGCAGAGCGTAATCTATTGCTGCATGAAGGGATGGGCACCTACACCGTCACGGCAACGGGTGAAGTGCAAATTGAGCGACCAGTTACCGCGTACACCGAAAACGCAGCAGGGGCGGCGGATGACAGTTATCTCGATGTAATGACCCCTGCAACCGCGATGTACTTTCGTGAGAAGCAACGCTCATTGATACAAAGCAAATACGGTCGTCATAAGTTAGCCAAAGACGGCACCAACTTTGCGGCTGGCCAAGCCATTGCAACCCCAAGCATGATCAAGGGGGAATTGTTAACCCTTTACAAAACACTGGAATACCAAGGCATTGTTCAAGACTTTGAAGGGTATAAATCCTCTTTGATTGTTGAGTTGGATGAAACCAATAAAAGCCGCATTAACTATCGAGACAGTCCTCAGTTCATCAATGGGTTGATCATCACTGCAGGTAAAATTCAATTTAGAAAGTAACGTCAGTTACTTGGAGTTAATTATGAGTACAAAAATAACCAGTCGTGGTTTTCTCGACGCAGGCTCATTGGATCGCTTGCCAACCAAAGAAGGGGCGGTGATTAATTTTGGTGGGTTAAAACGAGATGCAGTGATGGGGGATGCGGGGGTTCTTGGCTACAGCGAAGAGTATGAAAGTGCACCAAGCATTAAAGCCACCATTGTTCATGCGAAAAACACCGATGAAACCGCTATTAAAAACTTCACGGGTGAGAACATCACGCTTAATACCAACAGTGGGAAAAGCTACACCTTAATGAACGCGTGGGTGAGTGAGCCTCTTGAGTTGACCGTGAAAGACGGACAGCTTGAGGTGATGTTTTTGGGTACGGAATTAATTCCACAATAACGACTTGGGGGTTGCCATGTTAACGCTACTACTGAAACGACAAGCACGAGCCAGAAAAGAGTTGGCTAAGAAAGAATTAGCAACAGAGGAACACAAAGACGTCGTGAGTGAAAAAGTAAACACCCCGCGCACGGCATTTGAAAAAAAGCCATGGAATGAAATTCAGCACAGTTTGAAAATGGACTTGGAGTACGCCAGAACCATGGCAGGCTCAACAGAGAAAGTCCCTTTTAAAGGTGCTTTAATTAAGAAATACAAACCCGTTATCACCAATTTACTGAGCACGCACGACAACCTTGACGGGCTTGATGTGATTTGGTGGTTCTATCAGTGGCAAATTGACTGTGGTTTATTAGACACCATCCATGATGAGTTTAAAGCTTTGGTGTTAAAAGGGCTTAACTCGCCTCAAGGGTGGCGCTCCAATGGGCAGACTGCGTATCTCGATATTATCTTTAAATATTCGGATGGGGCGAAGAAAGCAAACACCAAATTTAACGCTCAATACTTAAGTGATGCGGTAACAGACTTACTTTCTGGCACCTTAGCCACCAATGCGCCACTCAAAGTAAAAATGTTTCGACTCATGGGCGACTTGTTCTATGAAGCGGATAAGAAAGAAGAGGCATTGGCCTTATTTGAGGCGGTAATGGCGATTGACCCTGAGAAAGGCGGTCGTAAAACAAAAGTGAAAGACTTAAAAGAAGAGCTTGGTTATGAATAAAAAAATGTTCACCGTCAAACTGGCCACGCCAATGGAAATTGATGGAAAAGAAGTGGATGAGTTAGAACTTCGCAAACCCTGTGCCGGTGATTTACGCGGTTTGAATCTGGTGTCTGTGGTTGAAATGGATTTTGATGCGGCCTGTACCTTGTTGCCTCGTATTTCGAAACTTAATGAGCGAGACATCTTGAACATGGAGGCTGAAAACTTTCCACCTATCTTGACGGAAATCGCCTCTTTTTTCGTGGATATGAAACATTAATAGAGCGAGTGGAAACCTATTACGCCGACCTTGCTATGGTGTTTCATTGGCCGCCAAGTGAAATCGACAGACTGAGTCTTGATGATTTACTTCTGTTTCGAGAAGAGGCGCGCGTTCGTCACCAACCAGAGAGCGATTAGCTCTCTTTTTTTATACCTAAAGGAAAGGACAATCTAATGAAAATGAATTTGTCTGTTGTGATGGGCATTGTTAATAAAACCAGTGCGCCATTACAAAGCATGGCCAGTGACTCTGACCATTACGCTAAGAAATTAAAAGGACTCCAAAAGGCACAAGCGGATGATTCGAGTGCCTTAACCATGATCGCCTCTTACCAACAAATCCAAAAGGCGTTAGATAAGAACGCGCTTGAGGGCGAAGAGGCCACCGAGAAACTGCTCAAACTAAAACAACAAATGGCCGCGACAGAAAAACCAAGTGCGGCGTTAACCAATAAACTCTCAAAACAAGAAGAGAAAGTTGCGCTGCTTACGGCCAAGAACGACAAGTACGAAGAGAGTTTAAAAGACTCCAGTAAGCGAATGAAAAAATCAGGGGTTGATGTTCGAAAGTTGGACAGTGAGTTTGACCGCCTATCAAAAAGCCAATTGACTCA